CTACCAGCAGCAAGTGTTAGCACCTTTGGTGGTACACTAATCGATGATGCAGATGCCGCAGCCGCTAGAACTACTCTTGGTCTTGGCACCGCAGCAACTACTGCATCTTCTGCTTATGCAACTGCCGCCCAAGGTACTAAGGCAGATAACGCATTAGCAGCATCAAGTGTCAGTGCTTTCGGCCTCACACTTGTAGACGATGCTTCTGCCGCTGCTGCAAGAACAACATTGGGTCTTGGAACTGCCGCGACTACCGCCGCTGCGGATTATGCTACCGCGGCACAGGGTACTCTTGCAACTAATGCGTTACCAGCAGCATCGTATACCGCCGCTGATGTTTTGACTAAAATCAAGACAGTAGATGGCGCAGGGTCAGGACTTGATGCAGATCTTCTAGATGGCCAATCAAGTGCATATTTCCGTATCAACATTTATGATTCCGCAGGGACACTATTGAACTAATGTCAACTATAATTCAACTTAAAAGAAGCGAACAAACAGGTGTAATCCCCGCCGCGAATGATATCGCGGTGGGGGAACTCGCTGTAAATTTAGCTGACGGTGCGTTGTATTCAAAGAGAACCGATGGTGCAATCATCGAAATAGGCGGATATAATCCAGATCTATTTGTAATGCCAGCCGTCATGGATATGGGGGACTTGTCTGGAGTTAGTCCCGATACTTATGATATGGGAACATTATAAATAGTCCTAAAGAGGACACACCATGGCTGTTTCATCAAGACAAGGACTAATAGATTACTGTCTCCGTAGACTCGGTTTTCCAGTAATTGAAATCAACGTAGATGACGATCAGATAGAAGATCGTATCGACGATGCTTTGCAGTATTTCCAAGAGTATCACTTCGATGGTGTTGAGAGAGTTTATCTCCAGCATCAAATTACTGGCGCAACTTTGCGCTTTTCTGGATTATCCTCTCCATCATTTGAAGTTGGCGAAACTCTCGTAGGCGCCACATCTGGTGCTTCGTGTAGAGTTCTCTCTATTGATGGAATGACAGTATCTGCTGGCAAAGTTAGAGGCACATTTATCGCAAGCGAAACCATCACCGGCGAAAATTCTGGTTTCAGTAGAGCGTTATCAGCGACAAGTTTTTATACACCAGGTGATATCGAAAACGGATATGTAACTATTCCCGATGCCGTTATCGGTGTAATTAGAGTATTACCGGTGAACGGACCAAGCTCTGGTATGAACAATGCAAACAATATGTTCGATGTTGTTTATCAGTTCCGTATGAATGATATGTATAATCTATTATCTGCGGACATGATTTACTACACGCAAATGAAGCAATACTTGTCAATGTTAGACATGCTTCTTGTTGGCGATAGGTCGTTTGCTTATAATCGTAAGACAGATAAGCTAGAAATTCATTGCAACTGGGACGATGTATTCGAACCTGGTGATTTTATTATTGTTGAATGCTATCGTATTGTTGACCCATCAACGTATACTCAAGTATATAATGATATGTTCCTAAAAAAATATGCTACTGCCCTAATCAAAAAACAATGGGGTGATAACATGAAAAAGTTTGGTGGTATGCAATTACCGGGTGGTATAGTAATGAATGGTCAGCAAGTTTATGACGAGGCAGTTCAGGAACTAAATCTGATCGAAGAAGAGATGCAGTTGAAGGCGGAACTTCCTGTAGACTTCATGGTAGGCTAAGAACATGCCTACAAACTTCTATTTTCAATCTGGAAATACTTCAGGCACAACAAACGAACAACGTTTGTTAGAGGACCTTATTATTGAAAGTATGAAGATTTATGGGCATGATGTTTATTATCTACCAAGAACGATAGCAAACGAAGACCCTATTTTAGGCGAAGACCCACTATCATATTTTGCCCAAGCATATCCATTAGAAATGTATCTTGAGAACACGGAAGGCTTTGAAGGTGAAGGTGAGTTACTAACAAAGTTTGGTTTCGAGTTTAGATCGACAGCAACATTTGTCGTTGCTAGACGCCGCTGGGAAGAATCTGTTGGAAGAAATGCTAACGATTTACAATTACCAGAACGTCCTGCCGAAGGTGACCTACTATTCTTTCCTAAAACAAAGACGTTCTTTCAAATCAATTACGTGGATTTCTTGAATCCTTTCTATCAATTAGGTAAGATTTACACATATAAGATGTCATGTCAATTATTTGAATTTAGTTCGGAAAATATTGATACGGGCATCGAAGAGATTGACAGCATTACAGATGGTAAGACGCAAGACCAGCTTGGTTGGCAACTACTTATGGAATCGGGCGACTATGTGTTATCTCAAACAAATGATACTATTGTCTTAGATGAATTTGCAACAACGAATGTGGACCCACTGGACCAGTCAAATGATATCGAAGCACAGGCTGCCGGTTTTGTTGACTTCTCTGCTTTCAATCCATTCGGTGAAGTTCAAGTGAGGTCGGCGTAATGTTTCTAAAGCAACACTTTTATCATCAACATATCCGAAAAGCAATCATTGCTTTTGGAACTATATTCAATCAATTGACCGTGGAGAGAAAGAACGCGGCGGGTGAAGTGGCACAGTCTATCAGAGTTCCTCTGGCATATGGACCAAAACAAAAGTTCTTGGCCAGAATTGCATCGGTACCGACAAATGATCCCGCATCGGTGGCAGTAACTTTACCTAGAATAGGGTTCGAGATTACTAGTTTGCAATATAACCCACAACAAAAATTGGCTATTCTACAAAAAAATATAGCGGTAGGTGTTGGCGACGAGGCAGACAGAGTTCGGGTGCAATATACCAGCACACCATATGCATTAGGTATTTCTCTGTTCATCATGACTAAGAACCAGGATGATGGTCTTCAAATCATCGAACAGATTTTACCATTTTTTAATCCTGATTTCAATGTGACCATCACAGATATCCCCGAGATGGGAATAAAAAGAGATTTGCAAATTGTTCTGGATAATATCTCATACGAAGATAATTATGAGGGCGAGTTCACGCAAAGACAAACTATTATCTGGAATTTAAACTTCACTCTTGGATTGAATTTCTATGGGCCAGTAGACCAGCAGGGTTATATTAAAACTGCAATTGCTAATACCTATGCGAATCTTGATCCCAAAGAAGGTAATCTGGAAAAAATTAAATATGAAGTAACATACACACCGGAAGATGCATCGTATCTTGACGATTGGAGTTACGTGGAGCAATTTGATGAAAACTTCGAATAACCAATACGACAAATTAGACGCCATATTTGGCACTCACATGGACGAAGTTCTTAATCAAAAAGAGCAATTACCCGCAGTGATAGAAGAACCAACGCCACCGGTAATTGTTTCAACTGGTGACGATATTGAAGATGACTATCTAGTCGCAAGAAAAAAATTAAACGAGTTGATTGGTAAAAGCCAGCAAGCTCTTGACGGCATGTTGAATGTTGCTCTTGCAAGTGATAGTCCTCGCGCATATGAAGTTGTTGGTCAGTTAATCAAAACAACGGGTGATGCTGCAAAAGACCTTCTGGATTTACAAGCTAAGAAAAAAAGATTGAAAGAAGAAGAACCCAAGAAACAAAATATTGATACTCAAAACAATATTATCTTTTCTGGTTCTACCTCGGATTTACTCAAAGCATTGAAAGCAGAGAAAGCAAAAGTCATAGATCATGAGTGATGAATCCTCGTATCACGGTAATATTAACTTAAAGCCGATTGGTCACAAGCACAACTTTACATTAGAACAACTGGCAGAAATTGAAAAGTGTCAGGAAGACCCTATTTACTTCATTGAAAATTACTGTATGATTGTTACACTGGATTATGGTCTCCAGTTATTCAAGTTATACGATTGTCAGAAGGAAAAGGTTAAGCACATTCTAGGGAATCGTAAAGCAATTCTCATGGAAGGTCGCCAACAGGGTAAGACGATTACTTCGGCTGCATGTATTCTCTGGTACACACTCTTTCAAGATTCTAAAACCGTTGCTATCATGGCCAACAAGACGGCAGCGGCTCGTGAAGTTATGGCTCGTTATCAAGGTATGTATGAGAACCTGCCTCTATGGATGCAGCAAGGCGTTAAGACATGGAACAAGGGTGACGTAGAGCTAGAGAATGGCTCTAAGATTTTCACCGCTGCTACTACTGCTTCCGGTATTCGTGGTAAGTCGGTCAACTGGCTATACATTGACGAAGCCGCGATTATTCCAAACACCGTGGCGGAGCAATTCTTTGCTTCTGTTTATCCTACCATTTCGGCTGGTCAGACAACAAAGATTCTTCTGACTTCTACTCCACTCGGCTACAATCACTTCTGGAAATTCTGGAACGAGGCTGAAAAAGGAAACAACGGCTTTGTGCCTATGTTCATTCCTTATCATAGAATTCCTGGTAGAGACGAAGCATGGGCTGAAGAACAACTACGCTTGCTTGGAGAACTAAAGTTCAACCAAGAAGTTCTTTGTGAGTTTCTTGGTTCAAGCAACACGCTTATCAATGCCAAGACGCTAGGTTCTATGAGTTCAATCGACCCAATTCATGCAAAAGATGGATTGGATATTTTCGAAGAACCCATCAACGGCCACATCTACGCAATGGGTGTAGATACAGCCAGAGGTATAGGCGGTGACTACTCAGCATTCACGGTCCTTGATGTTACAGAAGCGCCTTATAGGCTGGTAGCAAAGTATCGTGATAATAAAATTGCACCGATGTTGTTTCCAAACATCGTAGCTAAAGTTGGTACCGACTACAACAAGGCATATATTCTTGTTGAAATCAATGATATTGGCCAACAGGTGGCTGATATTCTACACATGGAGTTAGAGTATGATAATATTCTGACTACGGTAAAGACCGCACTGAAACAATATCTATCACCTGGCTTTGGCACAAAGACCCAACGCGGTGTTAGAATGACCAAGCAAGTAAAGAGACAGGGTTGTTTTGCTCTCAAATCTCTACTTGAAGAACAAAAATTATTAGTATTTGATGCCGAAACTATTTCCGAGTTCTCTACATTCATTGAAAAGCAGGGTTCTTGGCAAGCAGATGAAGGTTACTTCGATGACCTCGTAATGAGTCTGGTTCTACTTGCTTGGATGACAAGCAATCCATACTTCAAAGATATGACGAATGTTGATATCAGAGAGAGAATGTATAAGGACCAGATGGATAGTATTGAAGATGAGTTGACTCCATTCGGTGAAATAAATAATGGTTTACAGGCAGATTATTTTGTATCGAATGGTGATTTATGGAAAGTATCCCAAGATGATGAAACACCTGAGCCTAAAAACTGGATGTTTTAACCGTAACTTTCACATTTTATAAATAAAAACATAAAACGACATAAAATGACAAGTGAAATATTGTCTAGTTTACAACGAGGAGAAGAATATGGCTTTTCAATTATCGCCAGGTGTTCTAGTTACTGAAAAGGATCTAACAAACGTTATTCCAGCCGTTTCGACTTCGGCAGGCGCGTTTGCGGGTAATTTCAACTGGGGTCCTGTAGAAGAAATTTTTACCGTTGGTTCAGAAAATGAACTAAGAAAGTTCTTTGGTCTACCACTAAATTCAACCGATTGGTTCACCGCAGCCAACTTTTTGGGCTATGGTAACAACCTTCAGCTAGTCCGTGCAGTAGGCACTGGCGCTACCAATGCGTTCGCGGGCGAAGAAGGCACCGCAGTTCTGATTAAGAATCGGGACGACTACGAAGCAAACTACGCTGCCGGTAACAATGATGTTGGTGTCGTTGCCGCTAAATATGCAGGCGAATACGGTGATTCCATCGAAGTTCAATTTGCAGATTCTGCGTCATTTACTGGTTGGGACTACGCTGGTTTCTTTGATGCTGCACCGGGTACGAGTGTAAGCGCACAAATAAACGGTAGCTCCAATGATGAGTTACACATTGTAATCATCGATGCTGGTGGTAAATTCTCCGGTTCAGTCGGTACTGTTCTTGCCACTTATGCATTCGCATCTAAAATGGTAGGTGCAAGACTTGCTGACGGAACAAATAATTATTACAAAGAAATCCTAAATGGCTCACAATATGTGTGGTGGATGGATCATCCAGCTACGACAAATTGGGGTTCAGACGGAAACACAGCATTTGCTACTTTAGCAGAGCCAGAGGTTTATACTCTAGCAGGCGGTGTTAATGCCGCACCGTCAACTGGGGACCTTCAAGATGGCTACTCGCTGTTTGCAAATAAAGAACTTGTAGATGTTTCTCTTGTTCTAACTGGCGGTCACGCAGCGGCAGTTGTAACTTATGCAATCGACTCGGTTGCACTTGCCCGTCTAGACTGTATCGTATTCTTCTCACCGCCACTAGCGGCTGTTTATAACAACGCGGGTAGCGAAGCCGCTGACGTTGTTGCATATCGCTCAACGGATGTCAATCGTAATACTTCATACGCTGTTATGGATTCAGGTTGGAAGCGTCAATATGACCGTTACAACGACCGTTATATCAACGTTCCCCTAAACGCTGACACTGCTGGTCTTTGCGCCCGCACAGATCAAACAAACGATGCATGGTATTCACCAGCGGGCTTCAATCGTGGCCAAGTCAAGAATATCGTTAAGCTAGTTTGGTCGCCAAATCAAACAGAACGTGACACACTATATAAGAATGGTGTCAACCCAGTTGTTACCTTCCCAGGCGAAGGCACAATACTTTACGGTGATAAGACCCTTCTTACAAAGCCAAGCGCATTCGACCGTATTAACGTTCGTCGCTTGTTCATCGTTCTTGAAAAGGCTATCGCAACTGCGGCTAAGTATCAGTTATTCGAATTCAACGATGTATTCACTCGCGCACAGTTCCGTTCGATGGTAGAACCATTCCTACGTGACGTTCGTGGTCGTCGTGGTATCTTTGACTTCCGCGTTGTTGCAGATGAAACCAACAACACAGGTGAGGTTATTGACCGCAACGAATTCGTTGCTGACATTTACATCAAGCCAGCTCGTTCGATCAACTTCATCCAGTTGAACTTTGTTGCGGTTCGTACCTCAGTATCGTTCACAGAAGTTGGCGCCTAATAACCCGACTAAATAGAAATAGGAGATTTATAGATGGATATTTCAAAGTTTAAGGGGTTACTAGGGGCTGGTGGTGCTAGACCAAACCAGTTTCGAGTTCTTCTGACATTCCCTGGCTACGTAACTTCGGTGCCAGACTCAGAATACTCGTTGCTTGTTACTGGTGCGGCACTTCCTGCGTCAACAGTAAACCCAACAATCATTCAATACCGCGGACGTGAAGTCAAGTTAGCGGGTGAGCGCATCTTTGATCCGTTCACAATCACAATCGTCAACGACACTGAAATGTCACTTCGTCGTCCATTTGAAGAGTGGATGAACGGCATGAATGACCTAGAAGCTAACACTGGCATTCTAAATCCAATTGATTACCAAGTGGACATGTCAGTAGAGCATCTAGATCGTAATGACGATCCGCTTATGACTTATGTTCTTTACAATGCTTTCCCGATTAACATGTCGGAAATTGGTCTACAGTATGGTCAGAATGACGTAATTGAAGAGTTCACAGTAACCTTTAACTACTCACACTATCTGACTGCATAATTCCATCCAACTAGGATAATTTAATGCAGATATTTGGTTATAAAATTGAAAAGTCTACGGCGCCACAAACCGAGAAATCGTTTGTGGCGCCGACGGACGATGGTGGCGTAGAAACTATCAGAGCCGGTGGCTATTATGGTACATACATCGATATCGATGGCACCACTAATAATGAAATAGAAATGATTCGTAAGTATCGTGATATTGCTATGATGGCAGATATCGATACTGCGATTGATGATATCGTGAATGATTCAATTGCAAATCTTGACGACGAAGCTCCCATAAAGATTGGCCTTGATGATGTAGACTTGTCAAAAAATATTAAGAAATTGATACAAGATGAATTTCAATCACTTCTTAATATGTTGGATTTCAATCTAAGAGCGCAAGATTACTTTAGACATTGGTATATCGACGGAAGACTTTTCTTTCATAAAGTCGTAGATACTGCAAATCTAAAGAAGGGTCTAGTAGATATTCGCTATATCGACCCAAGAAAAATTAAGAAGATGAGAGAGATTCTAAAAGAAAAGGATCCAAAAACTGGCGTAGAGTTCATTAAAGATATTAAAGAATACTTTGTCTATAATGAGCGTGGTTTAGTTCCGAACAAAACGTTCACGCCAGCAGCATCACTCTCTTCTACAGCCGGTGCCACCATGCGCATCGAAAAGGATTCTATCTGTTTTGTTCCTTCTGGCTTGAAGGACATGGACAGAAACATGCCGTTATCTTATTTGCACAAGGCTATTCGCCCAGCAAATCAGTTGCGTATGATGGAAAATGCCGCAGTCATCTATCGTATCACTAGAGCACCAGAGCGCCGCGTATTCTATGTTGACGTTGGCAATCTTCCAAAGATTAAAGCCGAACAGTATCTCAAGGGTATCATGAATCAGTATCGTAACAAGGTTGTTTACGATTCTCAGACTGGTGAAATCCGTGATGATAAAAAGTTTATGTCAATGCTTGAAGATTTCTGGTTGCCTCGCCGCGAGGGTGGTAGAGGCACTCAGATTGAAACTCTACCAGGTGGTCAGGGTCTAGGCGAAATGGGAGACATTGAATACTTCCAGCGCAAACTATATCAAGCGTTGAACGTTCCTATGTCAAGACTTGAACAGCAAACAGGCCTGAACTTCGGTCGCGCCGCTGAAATCAATAGAGACGAATGGAAGTTTACTAAGTTTATTTCTAAACTGCGCCGTCGTTTCACACTTCTATTTGATGATCTACTAAAGACACAACTTATTCTCAAAGGCATCATTACAGAAGCCGACTGGGAAAAGATGAAGTATGATATCAAGTATACTTTTGCAACAGATGCTTTCTATACAGAATCCAAAGAGCAACAAATTCTACAATCTAGAGTTGAGATTCTCCAAGGTGTTGCACCGTTTATCGGCACAATGTATAGTAAAGAATACGTTCAAGAAAATATTCTTAAATTATCGGACGATGAAATCGAAGAGATCAAGAAGCAGAATGATGCAAGTCCTCCTGAAGTTTCGCCGCCCGACTATTCACCACTAGAAGGCGAACCACCAGCGGCGGTTCAACAACAAAATCAAGGACAAGATGATGGACAACAGTAACATTAGTGACTTAATAAATAACATTGAAAACGGTACCTTTGCGGATGCCGAACAAGTTTTCAACGATATTATGGACCTTAAAGCAGGCGAACATTTAGATCAAATGCGACAAGATATGGCAGCCGGAATTTATAACGATACGCCGGAAGATAATGAAGTCGAAGATTTCGATCACTACGAAATCACCGATGAAAATGACCACGGCGATACAGAAGAAATAGAGGACACCGATGAAGACCTATAAGCAACTTCAAGAGCGCATCAACATGGCGAAAGCCAAGATGGGTGATGTCATCAAGGACTTTCAGGACTCCGATGCTCCTCAATTCAAGGGCAAGAGCGACGAGAAGCGCCGTGAAATGGCGATTGCCGCCAAGATGTCTGCCGAAGAAGTTGAACAGACCGACGAAGAACTAAAGGGTAATCAACACAAGATTGATGCCAATAAGAATGGTAAGGTTGACGGACACGATTTCAAACTCCTTCGTGGCAAGAAGAAGGTTGAAGAAGAAGTCGAAGAACTTGATGAGCTATCAAAAGCGACACTTGCTTCTTATGTGGGTAAGGCGGCGAAAGATTTTGCAAAGCGTAAACCAAAAATGGGTTATGACGGCCAACTAAAGAAGATGCAGAATCGTAGCGTCGGTGTAGGTCGTGCCCTAGATAAGGTATACAAAGAAGAAGTCGAAGAACTTGATGAGCTATCAAAAAATACTTTGAAATCTTATGTGAATAAGTCTTCTCAGGATGCAGTAGCTCGTGGCATTTCATATGGCTACAGTAAAGATACTAAAG